TGCTTGTTATTTTATCATTTAAAGTTGCTTTTGTTGTTGCTGTTGTTTCTGCCATCGACCCGTTTTTTAGTTATTTAGGAACTTTGCATAAGGAATTGCAAGTAAATCATCTAGTTCATCTGGTTGCACGACATATAATTGACCAGCGAGTTCATTCCATGTATAGTTACGATACTTTCTCCAATGAAAATTAAGACCACGGAAACCCCAACCAAATATATCAGTGCAAGCTATGAGGGGATGTTGATCATAAGTGATGTTTGGAGTCTTTGGATTATATACAAAGGTATAAAAGTTTCCAACGTCAGGAACTGGTGTTACAGTATCATTTAAAAGTGACATGATTTCTAACATCATATCCTCCTGATCATTTGTCGGATTGTTTATATTATTACCTTCGAGTCTACTCATCGGATTCCGAGTTCTTTCTCTGTGACAACTTTAAATTCAATACGGTGATCTTCACAAAATTCTTTTGCAGCTTTCCACTTTGCTTGATTAACTGCATAAGTAACACACTCATTAAGATATGATTTTGTTTTGCGACTTCTAGGTTTAGGTGGTCTTGTTTGTTTATACGGTTTGACCTCAACCACGTAAGTTTTGATCATATCATTCTTCTCCTTCACCTTTATTAAGTAGTCTGGGTAATATTTGTGAACACGATTATCTTTTGGTGAAAGATACGGTATGCTAAATTCCTCTGATGCCCAAGAGATAATACTATTATTCATGTCACACCATTGACAAAATTTTCTTTCCCAACTACTACGACATATAATATGCTTTGTATTTCCCTGATACTTACTTGGATATATTGGAGTATATTTACTCTTAATACTCTCGCCCATAACTTGCCTACATAATATACAAGGTCAATCTATATTTATATATGGCTATCATCCCACCACAGCGAAAATCGATATCTCAAGTAAAGGCTCAGTTGTTGAATCCTGCGACAACCTCTCATTTTCAGGTGAGTGTTTCTTTTCAGGATTCTCGATTTAATCGTTATAAACAAGAGTTAGGATTAAATTTAGATCAAGGTAGACTGAATATCTTATGTTCAGACACCGTTTTACCCGGATCATCTTTTGCAACAGCTGATATCACAAATAATATACCCGGTGTAAGAGAAAGACATGTGTATCGTAGAACATATGATGATTCAATCCAATTGGCTTTTTATTGTGATGCAGATCAATATTTACCAATCAGATTTTTTGAAGCATGGATGAATTATATTTCAAATACCACAAATAGAAATGACCCAGAATTTAAAAGTGCAGAAGATGAAGCACATTTTTATCGAGTAAAGTTTCCGAATGATTATCAAAAGGGATCTTTGGAGATAACAAAGTTTGAAAAAAATCTAGATTCAAGAAGACAAACAAGAACTCTTACTTACAAATTTGTTAATTGTTTTCCTATAGCAATTAACTCTATGCCTGTTTCTTATGACGGTTCACAATTATTGAAGTGTGCTGTTAGCATGGCCTATACAAGATACTTCATCGAGGATAGACCACTTGGAGTGATTCCAAGATTTATAAATGCACTTACAGGAT